GTCAGATCCTACTATGGCTGCTCACTTGTCAGGTAAAGAGTTTGCTCGTCTGTTGGCTGACGAACTAGGTGAACCAGCACTGTTCGCAGAGAATGTAACCGTCATCGAGCAGATGGAAACTCAGAAGATTGCTACTGAGGCACAAGTCCAGTTCGAAGAAGAACAACAGATTGCCATCGAGAAGGGTCTCTAAATGAAGGCCGCATGGTACAAAGAATGCAAGACGAAGGACGACAAGAATAAGGTACGACAGACCATCTTGTCAAATAGGGAAAGCCTAGATCGTCTCAAAGAAATCCTAGAGCCTATGCTCAAGGACACACCACCAACAGCCGATTACGATAGTCCATCTTGGGCATTCAAGCAGGCTGATCGGATTGGTTTTAACAGAGCACTAAACCAAGTGCTTGATCTCATCAACTTAGACAAGGAATAAACAATGGTATTTACTGACGGGGCTGCAACCACACAGACCGAACAGACCAATGAGCAGACAACACAAGAAACCCAACCACAGGAATCTTATGTACAGAAGCTCGTAGAGGCAAAGGGAGAGAACTGGAAAGACCCTGAGACTCTAGCTAAAGGTAAACTCGAAGCAGACGGTTATATTAAAACTCTTGAAGAGCAACTTAACCAAATGCGTGAGGATATGAAGAAGCAAGAGTATCAAGCCCAAGTTCTTGAACAACTCCAGAATAAGGCCGCTGACTCTACCGCAGCGAAGACTGGAGCGCCTAATGATAACGGTAACACTGAGGAACAGAACACCACTGCGAACCTTAGTGAGGAACACTTGAAGAGCCTTGTTGAACAGACACTAACGCAGCGTGAGAAAGATACTACTATACAGCAGAATCTAACTCAGGTTGACAAGAGTTTGGTTGAGAGTTTCGGCACAGAAGCCGCAGCTGTCGTCAAGAAGAAAGCAGAAGAACTAGGTATGTCAATGGATCGTTTACGTGATATTGCTGCTGAGTCCCCTAACGCCTTCTTTACTCTTATCGGTGAAGCACCACGAGCCTTAAACAATCCCATGGTACAAGGCTCAGTACGAACTGAAGGTGTCAACATGCAAGTCTCGGCAGAACGTAATTGGGCATACTACCAGAAGCTCCGCCGGGAGAATCCTAATGAATACTATCAACCAAAAACACAGCAGATGCTTATGGCAGATAAAGTGAAGATGGGCGATAGGTTCGGTAATAACTAAAACTCTCTTAGAAAAGGACTAGCACAATGGCTGGTATGATCTCCTCCAACGCTGACACACAGCGTTTAATCCGTGCAGAGGTTTACTCCTCTGAGCTTAAAGACATCCTCCGTGATGAAATGCAAGCACAGCGTTATGTACGTATGCTTGATGGATTCCCAGACGGTGACACATTCACTATCCCAACCATCGGTAAGACAACTGTATCTGACTACACAGAAGATGCACAAGTTGCCTACGTTCCTATGGACACAGCTGAGTTCTCCTTCACTGTAGACAAGTACCTCCAGTCGGGTTCTTACATCACTAAGAAGGCAGCACAGGACTCTTTCTACAGCGCACAGCTTGAGGCACGTTTCGTCCCTGAGCAAGAACGTGCGATCATGGAGCACTTCGAAGCAACTACTTTTGCTGCTCCTGAAGTAGGTGTTACAGCTAACTCCGCAGAAACTCTGGACGGTGTTGCTCACCGTGTATCTGGCGGTAACGCTGGTGTACTGCAATTGGAAGACTTCGCATGGGCACGTTATGCCTTGAAGAAATCCAATGTACCTGATCGTAACTTGGTTGCTATCGTTGATCCATCTGTTGAGTACCAACTGAACACCCTGACTAACTTGGTCAATGTGTCAAACAACCCAATGTTTGAAGGTATTGTTCGTGATGGTGTTGCGACTGGTATGCGTTTTGTAGCCAACGTCTATGGCTTCGATGTATACACATCCAACTACTTGAAGACAACTGTTGCTGACTCTGCTCTCTTGGAAAAAGATGGCACAACAGCTAACGACTTCTCTTCAAATAACGGTGTTGCAAACTTGTTCTTCTCCGCAGATGCGACTGCTAACCCATTCGTGGGTGCATGGCGTCAAATGCCTGAGGTTGACTATGAGTACAACAAAGACTTCCAGCGTCACGAGTATGTAACTACTGCTCGTTACGGTGTTAAGAAGTACCGCCCAGAAGGTATCGTTACAATCGTAACTAACCCTGCTGTGTAAGACTAACGGGGTGTCCCTTCGGGGGCACCTCACTTTTCTATTGACAGAAGTTATTTGTTAGTGTATAATAAATTAAACCTTGGCAGGGGCAATAGTATATATCCCTATAGGAGCTACGATGGCTAACGTAAATCACTCAACACTCACAGATCCATACCTACATGAACCCAAGGGCATTGCTACCGCTGGTACTGGTCAGGTATACGTAGCTAATGGCACAGGGTCAGGCACATGGGTAGAGAACCACCGCTTCATCGGTGCGTATATTCCCTTTGATGCTACCACACCTGCGTACTCCCACAGTGCCACTACTTCGGCTACCGTTATTAGCCCAACATTCACAGTATCAGAGTCTAATGGCTTTACTGGTACTTCTAGTCCTAACGCTAGACTTACGTACACAGGAACAGAAGACATCTCTGCTCACATGGTCCTTACGCTGTCTACAAAGCAAGCCTCTGGCACAAACAGAGATGTACAGTGGATCATCTACAAGAATGGTGTTGAGCTTCCTGGCTCACGGACTATCCGAACGATTAGCTCAGGCTCATGGGGAAGTATCTCAGTCTCAGGCTATACGTCACTCAGCACTAACGACTACATAGAAGTATTCTCTTTGGCTGATGCTGCTTGTACTGTAGAATACGCCTCAGGCTTCTTGTCAATCATGGGGGTTCCTGAGTAATGAAACGTACACTCCTTGAGATGGTCCAAAGTATTCTGAGTGACATGGACTCAGAGGATGTTAACGCCATTAGTGAAACCATTGAGGCCCAGCAAGTAGCATCCGTTATTGAGGACACATACTACAACATTGTGTCAGCACGGGACATCCCTGAGCATAGGCAGCTACTCAAGTTAACTTCGTTATCAGACAGCACCAGACCTACTCATTTCAAATACCCAAGCAATGTTAAGAAGATCGAGAGCTTATCCTACAACACAGCTGTCACAGGATCTGGTTACACTGAGGTCTACTATGTTAATCCTTTAGAGTTTATTGTTAAGATGGATGAGTCTTCTACGGCCTCCGTTAAGATAGCAGACAAGCAAGGTAACACTGACCTGTTCGTTCTTAATAACGTACCACCTACTTACTACACATCGTTTGACGATGAGCATATTGTAATGAACTCTTTTGATAGTTCTCTTGAGTTAATCCTACAGGCTAACAAGACACGTGCCTACGGTTCTGTCTACCCTGCGTTTACCATCAGTGATTCCTTCGAGCCTGACCTTGATGACAACATGCTGCCATACCTATTAGCAGAAGCTAAGTCTACCTGCTTCTCTTTGTTTAAGAGTGGGTCAGATCCTAAAGTAGAACAGTCTGCAAGACGCCTTAAGTCGTATGTCCAGAACGACATGCACAAAACAAAACAAGCAAACAAGAAGCCAGTCTACGGGAGACGTTAATGGTTGAGTTCATAGAAGATACAGCAAACCAGCACTGTATCTGCAAGACAGACAAACTAAAATGCAACATCATTATCGAAAAAGAAATAGGCGGGTTTAGATTCTTTATTATTAAGGTTGATGCAGGTCAGGTTCCAAGGGAACTAAGCGGTCGTTACACATCAATGCCTGAGGCTAAGAAAGCTGTAGGCAACTACCTTAGGAAGAAGAAGGAATCCCCTACTGTCCGTAGAGATAACTTCGCCAAGAAGTTTGATGAACGTAAGAAAGTAAAAGATGCCACAGAGCTTAAACCAAAAGACAGTTAATAACTTTGTCAAGGGTCTTATTACTGAGGCTGCTGAGTTAACATTCCCTGACGGTGCTTCCGTTGATGAGCTTAACTGTGACCTTCGGCGTGATGGTTCCAGACGTAGGCGTGAGGGTGTAGCCCTAGAGAGTAACTATACTTTGTCATCGTTCACAATTACGAATGACGAATTGGTTAACACAGGGAACTGGGTAAACGTAGGTGGTAACGCCTCCCTTGAGTTTTTGGTCATCCAAAAGGGTAATAAGCTGTACTTCTACAACAAGGCTGACCTGCCGTATTCCTCTCAGGCAGAGAGCTTTAGTGTTAGCCTATCGTCTTATGAGTTCTCTGGTTCTATTGGTGCTAACAATGCCAAGTGTCAGTTCGCAAGCATCAACGGTACACTTGTGGTCTCCTCAGAGGCTATCAACACCATTGTTGTCACATATACTGGTTCTAACATAACAGTAGCTTCTATCGCCTTTAAGACACGTGACTTTGAGTGGCAGGGTAACGTAGACGAGTACTCTACAAACGACAGCACACCCTCAGCAGGACGTACTTATGACGCAAAGAATGCTGGTTGGGGCCAGGGTGGTGGTCCTGCGGATTACACCAAGGCTCTTACCCATCCCTGGTACGCAGGAAAAGATCAGGACGGTAACTACGATGCTGCTGAATGGGCCAAGGTCTTTGCAGGTACAACCTTAACTGCTAACGGTCACTTCATCCTTGACTTCTTTAACAAGGTCCGTAGTGGTTTAACAACAGAGACAGAATCCTCACGCTTCAAGTCTGTGGCTTCTTTCTCAGGCCGTGTGTTCTACGCAGGTCTTACCAGTGCTAAGAATGCAGGTACAATTCTCTTCTCCCGTTTGGTGGAGGACGAAGCAGACCTAGGTAAGTGTTACCAACAGAATGACCCTACCGCTGAATACTTGTCAGACCTAGTGGCTACTGATGGTGGTTTTATTAACATCCCTGACGCAGTTAACATTCAGTTACTCTACCCTTTCCGTTCTTCTCTCTTTGTCTTCGCAGAGAATGGCGTATGGCAGATCACAGGTGTAGATGGAATCTTCTCAGCTACAGCCTACGGTGTTAACCGTGTGTCTAACATAGGTCTCCTTAACCCTCAGGCTTTTGTTCAGGCTGAGGGTCTTCCTTTTTGGTGGTCTCGTTTTGGTATTCATACGCTTACCATTGATGAGGTGTCAGGACAGGGTTCAGAACAGAACATCACGATCTCTACTATCCAAAGTTTCTGGGATAGGATATCTACTACAGCTAAAGCTAAAGTAACAAGTATCTACGATAGTATCAACAAGAAGATCTACTGGGCTTACCCTGACAACGATGAGACTATTGAGTCTAAGCTAAACAACATCCTTATCCTTGACCTTACTCTGTCTGCATTCTACCCTTGGAAAATCTCTGACCAAGCGTCTAACACAAGCTCGGTTGTTGGTCTATCGTTCTACTCAGGCTTTGGTGCCACGGAACTTGCCCTAGATGTCATTACTTCTGCTGGTGACGATGTTGTCACATCCGCAGGTGATGACGTTATTAACACTCAGATCTCAGACTTTACCACAGGTGACCCAGCCCTTGTGTTGTTGGTTCGTGATGGTGCTACTAACAAGTTGACCATGGCTAAGTTCTCAGACGCAGGGTTCCTAGACTGGGGTGACACCGACTACACATCCTTTGCTGAGACAGGTTATGACTTCATTGGTGACTTGATCGTTAAGAAGAACGCACCTTATATTGCTGTGTACTCACGCTTGACAGAGCAGGGCTTTACTGGTAACGAGGTGGATGGGTACGAATCAATCAGACCATCCTCATTACTTGTGTCAACAGCATGGGACTTCAACTCTAACTTTGGCTCTCCTCAAGAAGCCTACAGGTTTAAGCACCCCATCGTTGTAGACCCTGACAACTTGTCAAACTTTAATTACCCTGAGGACGTTATCATAACTAGGCTTAAAGTCAGAGGCCATGGTCGCTCCATGCGGATTAAGTATGAGAGCACCCAAGGCAAAGACTTTATTCTCCTAGGCTGGGGTCTGGTCCAAGGAAGAAACAACAGGTTCTAATGTCAAACACAATTAGAGACGTAGAAAAAGAAGACATCTTTGATTTACTCCACTTCTGCAAAAGGTTCTACAAGAAGTCTGGGTTCAACTCCACTGGTCCTTTCAACTCAGAAAAGACTTTAAACTTTCTCATTAACCAACTGGCCCAGCCTACGTCTTTACTTAAGGTTGTAGAAAATGATGGAGACCTAGTTGGTTTTTCTTGCTTCTCTATAACGGAGAATCCCTTCAGTGATACTCTAATAGCACATGAGATATTCTTTTGGGTAGAAAACAACAACGCCTTTACAGCCAAGAAACTTATTAAAGAGTATCTAGCTTGGGCAAAATCTAATGGCTGCATAGCTGCTCGTTTCGGAAGTGTAGCTTCCATAGGTGACACAAAATTCAACTTATTCCTGGAGAAACTAGGGTTTAACAAGGTTGAAACATCTTTCTTGAAGGAGATATAACATGGCTTTTGTAGGGGCTCTCGGAACTGCTTTGACTGGTCTTGCTGCTGGAAGCGTAGGTGCCACTGTTGCTGGCGGTGCCATAATAGCAGGTACTACAGCGGGGGTTGTAAGCACAGTTAAGTCTGTCAAGAAGGCTGAGGCAGCTGCTACTAGCGCCAGACAAGCTACTGAGGTTCAAATCGTTCAGCAACAACAACAAGCAACTCGTCAACGTAGGAGTGCTGTACGGTCCAGTGTTATTGCTAGAGCACAGGCCCAACAAGCAGCCCAGACACGAGGCGTAGGTACATCCTCAGGTGCTCTTGGAGGCTTGGCCTCCTTGTCTTCTCAGCTTGGGGCTAACTTAGGTTACGGATCTATGATGAGTGGTCTTAGTCAACAGTTCACATCCCTATCGGCAGAGTCTAGTGCTCTATCTGGTTTGTCTAGTCTCCAAACTGCTCAGGCAAACCTAGGTTTCAGACTTGCTGGTTTTGCTGCACCATACGCTACAACATAAATTAAGTAGGACACAAAATGACAAGCATACCTACTCTTGAAGATTCCATTTTCAACTCTAAAATCCTAACGGAACAACTTGCAGATCAAGAAGAGCCTGACATCTTTAACCCGATGTCTGAGGTGGAAACTATCAAGGCCCAAGAACTATCTATTGCTACTGATAGTGATGAGGGTGAGGTTCGTGCTGCTCGTGCTAACGGAAACCTAGACCACACAGGCGTAGCTAAAGTACAAGCCTTAAACTTCGACTATGCTTTGACCATTGACCAAGCATTCCAGGATGGACTACAGCCTGAGGACATTGCAGAGATCATCCAGACCCGTAAGGAGAAGGGTGAGGATATGTCTGTCAGTGAGTACATGCTCATCCAAAACCTTATGTTGTCAGATAATGATGTTAGCCCCTACGCTTCCCGCACGTTGACAAACATGGAAACTTGGAATCGTTTGCTTCAGAAAGAAATAGAAGACAATGACCAGTCTGGTATCTCCAAGGTTCTAACATTCTTAGATGTTAACATCCTACGTGAGATTACAATAGGTGCCTTCGAGAACATTACCTTCCGTTCTAACCGTGAGGGTAAAGACATTCGTGAGGCCTTCACTACCTTGACACCATCTGAGTTTGAAGTATGGGCACAAGAGTATGTGACTGAACGTAAGGATGAGGGCTTCTTCTCTCGTGACTCCTTATGGAACTTCTACAAAGCAGCAAGTGATGCCACATACCTAGGGGATGACCCTATGGCTGGCTTGAATGCTCTGTTTGGTGTGGCTGACGTAGCAACCCTAGGTGCTGTACGTGGGGGTAAGACCTTAGCCTCAGCGTTAGCTAAATCTACTGACCTTGCCTATGATGCGGGTACAGTGGCAGGTAAACTCTTGTCTCTCTCTAAGTCCAGACGCCCAGTAGATGCTATTGCTACCATCCAAGGGGAAGTACCTGCGGCTAACGCACTGGCTAAGTCTGTGGATGACATGGGTGTACAGGTAGATGAGGTCTCAGCTGGGCGTAACTTGCCCCAAGAGCTAGATCCTGTAGCTGGACCCTCTGCTCGTCCATCAGGTGTCACACTACGGCAGAACAACCGTAAGACATCCCTTATGGAGAAGATCGAAGAGTTGAACCGACAGGGTTCCTTTGGGGAATACGTTTCGCCTAGCACCATAAGCAGAGTAGCCGATGACATTGCTGCCACGGTAGCCTCTCGTGTTAACGATGTAGTTGTCAATAGCCGTAGGATACTTGACGAAGGTTCCGATGACTACAAGGTAATTGTACGGATGGGTAAGGATGGATCAGGCTCTCCCTTCCGCCTTAAAGGAGATGCTGAGGCTATTGCTGAGGCTGACCCTAGCCTTAAAGTTGTTAAGCGTGAGGAAGGCCGTGGCTGGTTCGTTGAGGCAGAACAACGAGTCAATGTCCTAGGTTTACCTGAGAAGGCTCAAGTTTTAG